GCAAAACCAGCACCTGTTGCTACGTCTGCTTTTGCTAAACCAGTTAAGTCAGGCATACCTGAACTCATTCTAGTTGTGAATGCACCTGTTGTTGTATTTTTAGTCGCGACTTGAAAACCAGCTTCTGATCTTACCGGTCCCGAAAATGTAGTATTTGCCATAATTATATCCTCCTAGTTTCCGAACATAGTCTCTAGGCCGTCGACTATACGCGTCTATGTTCTAATTAATTTGTATAGTAATAAAACTATATACTAGATTTTAGTAGAGTGCAAGAGAGCCTACGGAAAATATACGATTTTAGCGTTGTAGCTTTTATTAAGTAGCTACAGAAACTTGTGGAGCGGCATCTTCAATAGTGTTCTGCCTGTGAGCAATAGCTGCTTCTTCCAGCTTAATGTCAGTAATGACTTTTTTAATTTTGTCATCAATTCTGACCATATCAAGAGTATATCTACCATTAGACAGATGCTCCTGTTCCCACTTCAACTCCAAGGACCTTTTTTGTTTGTATAGGTCTTGTATCATAGATAACTTCCTCATAAGTTATTCTGTTAGTCTTGTCATCATAACTAATTCCAAGATCTTCCCATTTTATACTCTTTTCTCCAAGTTTGTCAAGGATTGCATTTTCTAGGGATTCTGCGTTATCTTCAGATAACACTTCAAATTTTGCATAGTGGCTGTAAGCCCAAATTTTAACTAAAAACTTCTTCATGAATCTCACCTTTTGTATCGTAAATGGGGCCGTTTTAAGGCGGCCCCATAAATTTTATTGATTACGCACCTTCAACGCCGAAGATACCTCTGAAATCAGATACTCCAAATGAGTATCTTTCTCTAGCTTTGTATCTTACGTTTCCAGTATCGAAGTCACCTTCCATTGCAGTTG